AGCCAGAAGACGACGAGCCACAGGACTCAACCCCTCAGACTCCTCCGACAACCGAGCCTGAAATGCCTCAACCCGAAACAACGCTAGAAACAGAAACGACACCAGAAGAAACATTCCCAGAACCGGAAACAGAAGAAGAATCATCAGAGTCAACCATACCCGAGGAGCCGACATCGGAGCAGGCAGCAACCCTAGCCAGCAGCCCAGAGGTACTTGCCACGATCAGCAGCGAAGAAGCCGAAGCAATCTTTGAAGCCCTCGACCTCGGCACGTTGGACGAGGCACAGGTGGCGGAACTGGTCGCCGCAGTCCAAGACGCCCCCACCGAAGTCAGAGAAGCGTTCGAGGAGAAGGTAGACATCTTCAAAGAAGGACTAGATGACTATATTCCGACAGGCTCCAACATCCCCGTCGGGGAACGCCGCGCCCTCATCGCCATCGGCGCAGCCATCACCGCAGCAGGAGCGACTAGGATACGCCGATAATGAAACGCATACTGGACTACATCACCGAAAACTCGTGGACCTTAGCCGGCACAGGGCTAGTACTTATCACCCTCTCGGGTCCAACATTGCGTCAAGCTCTCTGGATCACAGGCGTAGCACTGGTGCTACACTCAGTCCTGACCTTCACAGGGGGGAAAGATGACTGACATCATGCTCAAAGCCAACGCAACCGTCGCCAAGTTCTTGGACTTGGGACAACGCCTGTTCTCCCTATTCCTCGCCAACGCCCTCCCAGCAGTCACTGGTGGCGCCGTGATCGGTGTTTCGGTAGCCAAGTCTGCATTGCTCGCAGGGTTCATGGCCGTTGTGCAGGTCGTCCAAAAGCTTGCCTCCGCCTCAACTGACGGAGAGTTGACCAGTGAAGAAATCCAAGAGGCGTTCGGGAAGAAGTAATGCCCGACAAATATCCGGTAGTCAAAGTACAACTGTGTTCTCACCTGAAAGGGGTAAAACCTGGTGAACTCGATCCGTCGCTCCTTCGCGGTATTGAAGGCAAAGGCAAACTCCATCATTGTGCGGCTGACGCATACGAAGCAATGGACGCAGCAGCCAACGCCGACGGCATCGACCTCTCCCCAACCAGCCAAGCCGACACGTACCGCTCCCTCGAAACCCAAGAGTACGGCTTCTACCAAAGGTACACAGACAAGCCGAACAAAAAGCTCCTCAAGCAAACGCCCCGCATCTACAAAAACAAAGCGTGGTACCTCAAAAAAGGCGTAGCACCAATGGCGGTCCCAGGGACCTCGAACCATAACCTTGGTATCGCTATCGACATCGCCAACGCCAGCGGCGCTCGCTTGGCGTGGATGTTGAAGAACGCTCAACGGTTTGGATTTAGTTGGGAGTTGCAAAGCGAACCCTGGCACCTGCGCTTTGTAGCGGGTGATGTGACACCTGAAGCCGTGAAATCCTGGCTCGCTACACGCCCAGCACCAGAGGCATAATGGACGGGGGTTGGGCGCTTGTCCTTGCTGCCGTCGTTACGGCGGTCGGCGGGATTATCGTCGCAGTCCTCCAACAATTCAAGAAGGAAAACCATACCGACCACCAAATCGTTGTCGGCCTGTTGCAAGTGCTACGCAAGTCCCAGATGCGAGTCGAAGACAAAGTGGACCGAGTTGACGAACGGCTCACCAGCCACCTAGATTCACATGCCTCGGAGGGGATACTTGACAATGGGCGAACAGTTCACCAAAATGGAGTTGAAGCAACTAGCAAAGTTTCTTAGGAAGGTTTATCCAGGCGTCGGAGATCAAGACGAACTGTGGAACCTGATTGAGAAAACCGAACAACTCACAAAGGGGAAACATGGAACCAGCAACCGCAGGCGCGGAGATCATAAGTGAGGCATACAACCTCATTACCGGTCAACGCCAAAACGATTACGACCACCCGCTAGAGGACTACTCACGCACCGTAGATATCTTCCGTGCCATCACAGGAATCAACCTGAGCGCAGAAGAAGGCATCATGTTCATGGTGTCAATGAAACTGTCTCGTCTGGCGAACGAGTTGAACAACGAACTGAACGTCCCCGACAACACACGGGACGCCATCGGCTACCTCGGCTGCTTGAACATGGTGCGCAGAAAGCAGCGCGAAGAACAGTCAGAGATTGACCGAGTGTTCGACCAGTTACATAAGCACTACAAGACAGGAGATTCAACATGGGGATGATGGACGAACTGATGGGTGAAGTCAACACCCCTCGCCGCAACAAGTGGTCAGAGATACAAGAGAAACTTGACAAGAAAGACTTCGACGAGTTCTGCGAAGCGTTACAAGAACCCAAGATCAGTCAAGCATCGTTGCGTAGGGCGCTCGCCAAACGCGGTGTCCACATCGGCACCGGCACCATCAGCGAACTGCGACGCGACTACCTTCGTCAGTTGGCCACCCGATGAGTTTCAAAGACGAACTATCCGACGACAACGAGGCACTAGCAAAAGCCGACCTCATCAAAGCTCGACGTGAACGAGACGTCGCAACGAAAGAGTTGACCCGCATACGGGAAGAACTTGACGCTGCGAACCGTGCCCTATCCATCGTGTCCTCCGTTGAGCAGACACGCCTGGAACCACCAAAGTGGATGACCCCAGCAAAACCCAAACCATCAGCAGCAACCCTGCTCCTCATGCTCTCAGACACCCACTTTGATGAAGTGGTCAACCCTGATGAGGTGGAAGGTTTGAACGCATACAACCGCGAGATAGCGGTCATGCGTCTCCACAAGTGGGCAACCAACACCGTCAACGTCGCACGCCACTACCTTGCCGGTGTCGACTACGACGGGGTGGTACTCATGTTGGGTGGCGACATCTTCTCTGGAGACATCCACGAAGAACTAGCCCAAACCAACGAGGACACCATGATCTCCTCAGTCCTGTTCTGGTCTGAGCAGGTGGCTGCGGCTGTGGATGTGTTGGCGAACGAGTTCGGCAAAGTCCATGTGCCGGTCGTTGTCGGCAACCACGGGCGCATGTCTCGTAAGCCGCGCATGAAACTTCGAGCCAAAACAAACTTCGATTGGCTGCTCGGCAAAATGGTCGAGAAACATTTCGCCAAAGACAAACGCGTCACCTTTGACATCCCCGAGGGTACGGATGCGTTGGTGTCTATCTATGAGTGGAACCATCTGCTATCCCACGGCGACCAGGTATCTGGCGGTGGCGGTATCGGTGGCATCTATCCGCCAATCATGCGGATGCGGGCACGCAAAGCCCAACGGTACCTCACCACCGGACAAGATTTTTCAACACTTTGGATCGGACACTGGCACCAATACCTCCCATCCCCACACCTTGTCGTCAACGGCAGCTTGAAGGGTTACGATGAGTATGCGTTCATCAACAACTTCCAGTTCGAGCAACCACAGCAGGCGTTGGCAGTCGTGACACCAAAACACAACATCACCTTCCACGCACCAATCTTTTCAAGTGATAGGCGAAAAGAAAAATGGTAGTATGGTGATGTGTCAACCGAACAGAAACGCGAACAAGGCAGAGAGGCGATGGCAAGATTCCGTGCCAAACTTGATCCATCTGTCAGAAAACAACTCGCACGGGAAGCATCACGTAAGTGGCGCGAACGCAACAGAGAGAAACATCGCGCATACACGCGGGACTACGAAAAACGGAATCGACAGAATTGCTCTAGGTGTGGCAGCAAAATGCGTCGCACTGCAAAACTGTGTGGTCAATGTTCTAGGAAAATCGTTCCGACGCTACGAGCCAAGGGGCGATACGTTGATGGCTCCGGCTACGTTCATGTCAAAGCAAGAATCGGTGAACCTGGTGCCAAGAAAAATGGATTCATCGTGGAGCATCGTCGCGTCATGCAGGATGCCATTGGCCGAGGTCTTATGAAATGTGAAAACGTTCATCACAAGAATGGCAATCGAAGCGATAACCGCATTGAAAACTTAGAACTTTGGGTAACTATGCAACCCACCGGTCAGCGACCGCAAGATTTATTGAAATATGCCCACCAAATTATTGCCAGATACGAAAATTGGAAGTGGTAGCCATGTCCTGCCCATGGTCGCTGGTCGCCGTACATTGGATAGACGCGTTCGATTCCAGCAACGGTTGGATCAACACCAAGGACTACAAACCTAAAACCCAGCACGTCGTATCGGTCGGTTGGCTATGGCCCGACCTGCTTGACGGTTATGTGTCGGTGACCTGTTCGTGGTGTCCTGGTGAAGAACCGGAGTTGGATACGGTGGGTATGGTGACGCACATTCCGCAGGGGATGGTGCAGCGTGTGTCAATCCTTGGTGAGCCTGACTGGAATATTTGACTTTGTGACACCCCACCTGTATGGTGGATAATGTAATCACAACAACCAAAGGGGATAAGCAATGCTCACTCAGATAAACAAACCTGCCCACGGTTCAAACGCGTGGCTCGAAGTCAGATGGCGTAACGATAACGGTGAAGCCCGCATCGCAGCCTCAGCTTGCGCTGCAGTCCACGGACAACACCCGTTCATCACCGTCGCAGACCTCGCCAACGAACTGCTCTCCGAGACGCCACCGCAACCCAAAGAGCAGAACTCTGCGATGCTGCGAGGCACCACCCTTGAAGCACCGATCCGTGACTGGGCAGCGCAACTGCTCGGACATCCACTCACCGAACCACAAACCCTCTACTGCTGGGACGAACCAGGCGTACGCCTGATTGCCACCATTGACTCGATGAGCAAAGACGGCAGGGTGTTTGAGCAGAAGACGACGAACAAGATTTGGCGTGGCGAACTGCCCGACTACTGGTATTGGCAGGGCGTACAGCAAGCCATCTGCACCGGTGTCTCAGAGATTACGTGGGTCGTGTTTGACTCCACCCTTGACCTGCACTTCCACATTCAGGCGGTGTCAAGCGATGAGAAACAAACCCACATTGAGGCGTGCCGACGATTCCTCGCAGCCATCGACATGGGCATCATGCCCGATGACGCCGTACTTGAATACCGTCACGTGCAAGACCGCCACCCAGAAGGCACAGCCAAGAAAGAAGTCGAACTCCCAATGTCAGCACTCGCCACCATCGAGCGACTGCTGCTAGCCAAGGAGCAAATCAAATCTGCGGAAGCGTCAGAGGATGCGTGCAAAGCAGAACTGTGCGAGATTCTGGGCGACGCCGAATACGGCCTCATCCAAGACGAACTTGTATGCACATGGAAAACGACGCAACGCGAATCGTTCGACTCCAAGAAGTTCCAGAAGGATCACCCAGCGTTGTGGGAAAAGTATCGCAAGTCGTCACCGGTACGCACATTCAGGGTGTCAGGCAAATGACCACCTACAACAAGGCTTACTATGACACACCCGCAGGTAAAGCTAAACAGAAGCGGGCAAACCAGCGACTCCAAACGAAACGCAAACTTGCGTGGCTATGGCTCGCAGAGAACCGTCCAGATGTAATAGAAGAAATCAACAACCAACTGAAAAAGGAGAACAACCAATGAACCTGCAAGACATCCTCACCAACTATGGGGTGCCCGACCCGTCTATCGTCGGCAAACTCCCACGAGGCGGCATCACCCTCGACTTCGTAGGACACGCCGAGATCACCAAGATTCTGATTGAGGTTGACCCGAACTGGTCATGGGAACCGGTGGCATGGACTACCGATGGGCGTCCCGCTATCAACACGGTGAACGGTATGGCTGTGATGTGGGGCAAGCTCACAGTGCTAGGTCAAACCAGGTTGGGTGTCGGCTCAGCCCGCCACGACAAACCAGACCTTGACAAGGAACTCATCGGAGACTTCCTACGCAACGCAGCCATGCGATTCGGCATCAGCCTCAGCCTGTGGTCGAAGTCAGAGTGGGAGGAGCAGGCGGCTACGCCACGCAAACCTGCCGAACCGAAGCCAGTGTCCCAAGATTTCGTTGCCAAGTTCCGTGAAGCTTGCACCAAGAAAGGGATTGACGCCGACCAGGTAGCCAAAGATGCTGGCGTCAACCTTGACGCAATCACCGATGAGGACGCACCGAAGTTGCGGGATGCGTTCAAGCAGGCAGAACAGAAACCTGCTGATCCTGTGGAGGCGGTGAAGAACGTGTTTGGTGAGCAAGTCAAAGTGATTGCGGAAACCAAACACGAAGGCCCATACCCGAAGAACCCCAGCGAGCCGGCAACGAAAGCACAGATTGGTAAGATTCGTGCGCTGCTCAACGCGTCAGGTGTCGCATCCTTTACGGAGAAGACTGAGGTGTGTGCCGATCTCATCAACCGTCCTATCAACAAGATGGAACAGATGAATCAGGGTGAGGCGTCGCAAGTGATTGAGATTCTCGATGCGAGGGCGGGATGACCGATGACCGCAAAGGGGAATGTCAAGGCAATAAGGACAGATGTACCTTGGACAACTGCCCGCTGTTTGGCACTTTGGGAAGACCCGACCGACGTGGCGTACGCCGCGTACGAGGGTGTGCCGATCCTGCCGCTCGCGGTCGTAGAAATCGGACTAAAGGGGATGCGAAGGCGCGTCGTGCCCGTAAAAAGTTGGGGTTGGGCGGTCACCTTACACGTCACGAGGAGAATTGGGGTGGTGCTTTTCGTACCGAAATCAAAGCCGGCTTACAGATCGGTCCGATTGCTACCCGTTTCTACGCCGCTAAAGCCCAGTCTGATGCGGCGAAGGCGTTGGGCGACATTCGCCCGTTCGTAATGGTAGCGATGCCAGACGGGACAACGAAAGGCATTATTCTCATGGATTTGGATGAGTTCAGTGACCTTGTTAGTCTTCTTGCGTGAAGCTTTACTTCGGGCGTAACCCCGACGACGGAACCGAAATCGAACAACAAGTCCGAAACTTTGAGGCTGCCACCTGCATCATCGGGATGGCTGCCCTCGTTGCTGCCGCTGGCCCCGAAGGATTCGAGGAGGACGAGTTGGATGCGGTGATGATTGGTGCGTCTCCGGCTGAAGTGACAAGGATGGTGTTGCAAGCGTTGGGTTCGCTGGTAGAAAGGTCTTGGCCAGATCACGAGTGGTCGTGAACTAAGGTAAAGGGGAAATAGATGGAGTGGATTATCCGCCTGTTCGCAGGCTTGACGGCAACGTTCGCACTTGTGGGCTTTTGGGGGATGTCCGAACCGACCCCTCCCACACCTACCCCCACCCCCGTAACGACGCTTATAACGCTTCCTATTGCGCCTGAGACGGTACCTACCACCACTTTGCCGATACCGGCAGATGCCCTCTGCCCCCAATGGTGGGCCTTGGCTGTCGAGGCAGGCTGGACACCCGACCTCCTCCCCACCCTCGACTATGTGATGTGGCGCGAGTCCCGATGCCAGCCCGAAGCACACAACACCACCCTCAACCGAGATGGCTCAGCCGACGTCGGCCTCACCCAAATCAACGACCGAAGCTGGTGCAAAGGCACACGCTGGTATCCAGAAGGATACTTGCAAACCGTCGGCGCATTATCTACTGTTGGATGCGAACAACTATTCGACCCATACCTCAACCTCCTCTCAGCGAAAGCCATCTACGACTATGCGCAAACAACCAACGGAAACGGATGGCAACCGTGGAAACTCTAAGTACACGTACATGCAACTGCTAAGCGAATGGGAACTGGCCGACAAACACCAGGACTGGAAAGACGAAGCAGCCTGCTACGGACTCTCAGGCGACCTGTTCTTCCCAGGAGACAACAACCACTACAACCCCGAAGCGTTCACGATCTGCAACCGATGTCCGGTACGTGAACGCTGTCTAGCATTTGCAATGAACAACTACATCGCATACGGTATTTGGGGTGGAATGACCCCACCGGAACGACAACGATACAGAAGAAGCTTGTGCTAATGGCATGGAACGACGAAGTAACCGAGAAACAGTTGCGCATGATTACCGCACTCGAACTGCAACTCGGTCGCATACCATCGCACCGAACAGGGTTCAACCGACGCAAAGCACAAATGCTTATTGACGGATTGCAAGAAGAACTTCGCGCAGTCAACCAGCAAGAACAACGCTGGTGCTGCCCGAACTGCGGAATAGAACTACAACTACCAAACACTCAGGAGGTATCATGAGCGACAACCAATCCATTTTCTATGAGGCGTGGATTAGCGATCTGCAACGCGACCTCGACAGTCTGCGAGAAGACAAACGAGAACTGCTACGCAAAGTGGCACAACTCGAACATCTCATCGCGGAATACGGCAATAAACTAACCAACCTCATCCAACAAAGGGGAGATGAATAATGTCAGCAGCAACGTGGTACAAACTCAAAAGCGGCGTATGGGGCGTAAAGATTCGCCACGACGGGCAACCAAACGAACAAATTGAAGTCACGAACAAAAACGGCGAAACCAAAACCGTCTATCTGGTCGGTTGCGCAGCCAAGTTTGATGACGCCCAACTGTGGTCGATTACCGACAACGCACCACAAAACGTGATACCAACCAGGAACATCACGGCATCAGGTCCAAAAACGTTGGACGAAGAACCGTTCTAATGTTCGTCAAACAACACCGCCTCCCGTATCAAGCGTTGGAACGAATGTTCAACGGCGAGATCACGGCAGAAGATTTGGCGGAAGTTGCACAAGTGAACTCCGGAACTATTTGGAACTGGAAAAAACATGGCATCCCCGAACCGCAAGCAGACAAAGTTGCAGTCCGAATGGGACTGCACCCAGCCTCCATTTGGGGCGACCAATGGTGGGATTTGGCGAACCTGCCTCCACTGCGGGACGGTCGAGAGAGCACTGACACCACTCCCTCAGCAGATACATGACACTTGCGGCTGCCCCTGCCACGCATACCGCATGGGCAAACTGACATCAGCAGACAACAACTGGAAGAAAAAGAAACCTAAAACGAAGGGGAAATAATGAAAGTGTTATCACTGTTCTCAGGTGTTGGCGGATTCGACCTGGGCTTAGAGGCCGCTGGTATGGAAACGGTGTTCCAATGCGAATGGGACAAACACGCCACCAACATCCTCGAAAAACATTGGCCTCACGTTCCACGGTGGGGTGACATCTCCACCCTCACCGGCAAACACATCCTCCAACACGCACCCGTCATTGACGTCGTGGCGTGGGGATCACCATGCCAAGACCTCTCCGTTGCAGGCAAACGAGCAGGCCTAGAAGGGTCACGCTCAGGACTATTCCATGAAGGTGTACGAATCATCAAAGAACTACGAAAGGAAACCAACAATGAATACCCAAGAATCTCTATTTGGGAAAACGTCTACGGAGCACTCAACTCCAACCGAGGCGCTGACTTCGGGGTCATCCTCAACGAAATGGCTGAAGCAGGGGCGCTGGTCCAAGAATGGCGAGTCCTGGATGCACAATACTTCGGAGTCCCACAACGGCGTCGACGAGTGTTCCTCATCTCTGTCTTTGATACTGCAACCGCAACACGATGTCCCGACCCGCTACTACCTGTCAGCGAAGGCGTGCAGTGGCATCCTGCGACGAGCCACACGACGAGGCAAACAGTTACCGGCGAGACTTCAGCAAGCTTTGGAAGCGGTAGTCAATGGCCAGCCGGCGCAAATGAACACGGAGTCCTCAGACAATCCATAAGTTCCAAATGGAGCAAAGGTTCAAGCGGACCAAGTGGCGATGAATGCATCAACATGGTTGTCGGTGCGTTGGCTGCTCGTGACTACAAAGGCGTCGGTAACCAATACGTCAACGAAGGCAAGGTCATCGTTGAACCGTTCACCAAATCGAAGCGGCCTCAAACAGCAACCGACGACGAAACATGGGTCGCAGATCAACCCAACCCCACACTCAACGCCTTCGACCAAGGCGACACACGCACCACCACCGTCATCGTGGAAGACCCCGTGTTGATGCGTCAACGAGAAGGCAAACCAAGAGGAGGCAAAGGCCCACTCCTCTCCAACGACAAATCATTGACCCTCTCTGGTGGCAACGACCAAACATTATTCCAACCCGCCGAAGACCCCATCGTGTTTGAGAACTCATACCGTGACGCTGCACGCATCGCAGAAGACGGCATCACCCAAACACTCACCAGCAAAATGGGCACCGGCGGAGGCAACACACCAATGATTGCCTTCCCCATACAAGACGGACGTGAAATGGAAAAGAACCAGAACGGCATCGGAGTAGCAGACGACGGCACACCTGCGTACACCATCGACCGAACCGGTGCGCAAGCCGTCGCTTACTCTGTGCGCGAGGATGCAAAAGCCAACACGTTCTCGGCAACCGAACTAGACAAAGCGAACTCGCTGTCGGCTCTACGCCCCAGCCCGCAATCACACCATGCCCAAATGTTCATCGCAGAACACGTCGTCTCACCAAGCCTCACCGCCAGCAACGACCCATCAAGATCACCACAATCAGCCGAAATCACCCAACAAGTCACCGCCATCCACCAAGCCACCATGGCAGTCCGACGCCTCACCCCACTCGAATGCGAACGACTCATGGGCTGGCCCGATGACTGGACAGCAGGACAATCAGACACCCACCGATACAAACAATGCGGCAACGGCGTAGCCTCACCCGTCGCCCAATGGATTGCCCAACAACTCCTCAAACTATGAAAAAATCTGTGCGCTACGAATGTCCACGCTGCGGCCAAACAGTAGTGCTACACGTCCAGGCGACACAGCCGCCGATGTGCAGAAACCCGAAAGCTCACGGCTCAACAGCCGTAGAAATGGCGACCCGCCCAAGAAAGAGAGAGTAACTCGGGCAGGCCGCCATCGAAACACTAGCAATCAAATACGTCGTTTACGCAACGGACGGAACTCCAACCGTGCCACCTCAACGATCTCAACGCCTGTCCAACCGTTCCAACTAGCAGCCACTTGTGCGGCCTCCCGTCGCCCCCACAAGTAGGCCAACCGTTTATTCTTCGTGAACGTCTCACCACGCCACCGATACGGTCCGGCCCACCACGCCCCGTCGCGCAATCTCACCACGACAAACACCGTGTTGCGTGGTTGAGGCTGCCTAATCTTATGGGCGAGACGGCGGTAAAGATACCGTCTCATCGACGGCGATGCCACGCACGCCACGCCAAGTAGCTGACGGCGAGAGAGCCAACGAGCCTTGCGGCCCACACTCCGTAGCCGTCGGTAGGGCTACCGGTAGTGATGCCAAGTAGGAGGGTGGCGGCGAGCGCGGTAGCCCACGCGTCGGTGAACGTCGTCCTACCGTTCATCGTTGGCCAACACGTTGCGGCATAGTTCGGTAGTGGCGTTGAGGTAGCCCTGATTCCATGCTTGCTCGTAGTACCAAAGATCGGACCATGACCAGCCTTCGGTGTTGAGGTCGGCGGGTATCTCATCGAACGGTCCTGGTATCTCATAGTTGTGGAGTGTGCCGGCTTCGGCGTTGCGTGCCCATTCGGTAGCCATGTCGTATTCGGCAGGGTCGAGCTGCCAATAGTGGTGCGCGGCCTCCACGCCGTAGTCGTACGCCATGCGTTCGATCTGAACGCGGCTCGGTGTGTCGGTGGTTTCCATTAGTTGCCGCCTTCGCCGTTGTCGTCGGTCCAGAACGGTGTTGGCGCGAACTCGCCTTCGTCGGTGAACCGGCGGGTCAGTTCGTGGCACTCGCTGTATGTTTCGATGACGTACTCGGCACTTGTGTACGCTTCGCATTGTTGGCGGGCGTAGCGGTACAGCTTGCCGTTGAGCGTGTCAATCATGTCCTGGGTAGCGTCGTAAAGGTCGCCGTGTTCGATGTATGCCTCGTCGTCGGTTTCCACGCACTCCACTCGGCTGCCGCCGTAGTTGCGGTTGCTGACGCGTGCGTAGGTGACGCCTTCGGGCCACGCCAGGTTGGGCAGGTCGGATCGGTGGAGTTTGCCTTCGATACTTGCGTGGTCGGACTGTGAGTATGAGACGGACCAGAAGATTCGTACGCCGTACTTGTCTGCGAGTTCTCGGCGGCTGAGTACGGTGCCGTCGCTGCCGGTGGCGAGCATTGCAAAGTAGCCTGCGAGGTCCTCGGTCACCATGTCGGCGTCGAGTGATTCCCACGCCTCGTTACTCAACACTTCGAGCGCACGTTTCTGTGCGTCGGGTGGTAGCTCGTCGTAGGTGTACACGTTGTGGGTTGCTGTTACTTTCATGGGTTTCTCCTTTGTTGTTGTTATTTGATTTCGGTTCGGGTTGAGTGTCTATGTGCGCGTCGGCGGGCGTTGCGTCGGCGTTCTTGATCTATGCCAGCGTCTTTGCCTACGAAGTAGGCGGCGATTATGAGGCCGTTAGCGAGGGCGAATACTGTCCAGGTCATACGCTGCGCCACGTGTGACCGGTGGCCTCGTCGTAGTAGTAGTCCATTTCTAGGTCGCGTGCGAACTTTTCATCGTCGAAGTATTGGGCGAGGTGGTCGGGTAGTTCGTCAAGAAGGCCAGCGTTGACTATGTACTCGTTAGCACACTCTAAGAATGTGTTCCATTGGCCGCAGTAGTTGTCCGCGTCGTACTCAATGAGGCTGGCCAACTTGTCGGTGCCAAGCCAGCCGGCTAGCACGTTGATACGTTCCAGGTCGCCTGAGTCGTCGAGCTCCGCTAATACGTCGGAGTTGTTGTAGAACTCTGCCAGAGTTCGGCAGTCTGCGGGTACGTGTTCTGTGTCGAATACGTCGAACTCGTCGCCGCCACACGCTACGCAGCGGGCGTACGTGGTGCCGCTCGGGTAGGTGGCGGGTTCGGCTTGGTGGCCGTAGGTGAGTGCGCCGTCGGTGCGCTCGGCTTCGGCTATGTCGTCGGCGGCTTCGCGGGCGGTGATCCATCGACCGACGAGCCTCCCTGAGTTGTGGCACGATAGGCAGCCAATCCAGGCTGCCGGCTCCGTGCGGGTCGTAGTTGTCATGTCTCTCTCTTTCTTTGGGTTGGTGGTATAGCCACCGATAACACTATCGGCGGTTAGTACCCTAGTCACCTAATGAGGGTGAATCAGGCGCCAAGCCTGACTAGGGTCGTATTCTTCATCCTCCGAAGGCTCGAATGATGTCCTCCCGCATTTCTTCGGGAGTCTGTCCCTCTACTGCCTTAGCGTGGCACGGTAGGCAACGATTCTGAGGGAATCTTTCTAGCCAATGCACCATTACGCCACACTCTGAGCATGGCGTCTCTTCTGGTTCATTGCGCCTCATGCCGTCACCTCCACGACATCAAGAACGATGCTCTTCCAATCGTTCGCGTATGCGTCCATTCGGGTGAGCGCATCGTAGGCGCAATCCATGAACTCAATAGCGTCCGATTCATTCTCAAACTCCGCTACTTGGTTGTCCCAATCCAACGGGTCGGAGTTGTCGTTGGTAAGAAACGATGGTGAACCATCGACCCCCAACCTGAAAAGTATGCGGTACATTCTCTCTCCTCCTATTGCCTTGAGTCGTAACGGTTAGAAGGTGAGGCAAAGAAGGTGACGCAACAATAACTACTGTCGTCGCCCTTCACGGGCTTAGCGGTTGCCTCAATGTTGAGATACCAACCGTCGTTGTCCGCAATAACGACATGAGTCTTATCACTCAATCCTTTGAGTAGTTGTCGTAGCTGCCCAACGGTAAGTACCGGTTGGTCAGTCATCCCCGACCTCCCCTCAGATCCGAAAACATTCTCCCTGGTCATGTCTCTCTCTCTTTCTGTCGGCCCCTTGCCGACACCCACAAACTATCGGATAACCGTATCGAAATGGTGTCAAGCGGCCAAAAGTAACACAACCGCAACACAACCAACCTACCCACAAGTAACCTACCCGCAAGTAACATAGGCGGAGGCAACCGCTAACTACCGACCGCAAAGTGCTTGCAATAGTTAGCAGTACTTTAGTACCGGTGGCCACGTGACCGCTCTCCGTGGTCGAACACTCTCCGTGGCCGCAACCACGGAGCGTGGCGATCACCAAACACGCGTTCGCACAAACACACGTTCGCACCACGGGGAGTCTGCCGAGGCACCCCCGCGTATGGGTATGTATAAGGGTTGTTGTGTGTGGTCATTTTTGTGGTTGGGTCTCGTGGGCCGTGAGGGTGGGTTGCTTTGTGGCGCCGTGTGTGCACGGAGGGAGGTGGGTGGAGGTGGGAGGTGAATGTTATCTTTTGTGCTGCGGTGACCTGGGCCGGTTTGCGTGGTCGAGGTTGTGTGCAGATAGCAACCGAACGTATGTGAGGGCGCTAGGACAACGAGCGTATGCGAGGCGTCAGGCTCTTGACCTTTTTAGCCCCCCCAAGTTCTGTTTTACGCCTGAACCCGTCTGTCTTGATACCGAAAGAAGGCGACCACCATCGGTCCCCTTTTCAGGCCACTTGTCCCGTGCGATCTAACCATGCTGCCCTCACCGATAGTTGTGGTGAGGAGGAATGTAATCGTTTAGGGTCCGTATTCTTTGGGTGTTGTGCGCGTCTCTCGACGTGGCGGTGTTGAGTGTAGCAGGTGCCGGTCGACGCCAACAACCCGTCGCACAACCCATATGCGATCAACGCCGACCGGCAGCGTGTATGCTAGCAGGCGTTCATGCCTGCTGGTCGTTCGGGGAGACGGCAAATCCCGCCACAAGACGTAGCCCGCTACTGGCAATCCAGGGCATCAGGGATGTCTATACAAGATGCGGCGAAGATTGCTGGCATCCACCCCAACACTGCATCGCAGTGGGAAGCAAAACGACGTAAAGCTGCTGCCGAAATCAAACTTGCTGAAGTAGAAGTCGGTCAGGTTCGCAAAAAGCAGGGTGGTGTACAGAATGATGCGTGGAAACATGCGATGGATGTCGCTGATCTACCACCTGTTATCCCCTATGAGCGTCTTAGTCCGGAGGCGCAGAGGGGTTGGGATGATTTTGACTACTTTCGTCGACGCTATTTGGGGCGTGTCCCTAGCCCGTGGCAGGTAGATGCCGCATACAAGATTGTGCAAATGTTGGAATCACCGGAAAAAGAGTTCATTTGCATCAACTGTCCACCAGGAGCAGGCAAGTCGACACTGTTTCACGACTTCGCATGTTGGATGATTGTACGGAATCGTAAGATTCGTGTGCTGATTGGTTCGGCTACGCAAACGTTGGCGAAGATGTACTCGCGTCGTATTCGTGAAACGTTGGAACGACCATTTCCTCTCAGCCCTGATCCGATTCTTGTGGAGAAAGGGTTGGCGCTCAACGCCGAAGGCTGCCTCTCTATCGACTATGGGCGTTTCAAACCGTCATCAAGTGGTGCGTTGTGGCGTGCTGAGGAGTTCATCGTTGAGCAAGAAGACTTGTCGGGTTTGGATAACAAGGAACCTACGGTGTCGTCGTATGGTATTGACTCAGAGTTCATCGGTCATCGTGCTGACCTCTGTTTGTTCGACGACGTGGCAACCCCAGAGAACGCCAAAGAGTCTGTTGCTCGCGACAAACTTTTGGAACGGTGGGATACCGTCGCTGAGGCACGCGTCGACCCAGGTGGCTTGCTCGCTGTCATCGGGCAGCGTCTCGGGCCAGGTGATCTCTACGCCCACTGTTTGTCCAAAGTGACTTACGAGGAGGACCCTGACGCGTACGACGGGTCCGACGTCACCGACATTTCCGACGTCAAAGAACCAGAAAAAAAATCCAAGTACACCCACTTTATTTACAAGGCTTACTACGACGAACTGGATACCGGCAGGGAATCTCGTAAGACTACGGCACCACCATGGCCCAACGGACCGTTACTTGACCCGTATCGTTTGTCGTGGAAAGACCTGTCGTACCTGAAACATTCGACGCCAGCCAAGTTCCAAGTCATCTACCAGCAAGAAGACATGGCACAAGGCCAATACCTGATTGAACGCGTCTGGGCGACAGGTGGCATGGGCAACGACGGTGTGCTGTACCCAGGGTGCATTGACGGTGACCGCAAAGCTGGCTACATCCCAGGCGGTCTAGAACCCCCAATCATCTCGATTGCATCCGTAGACCCATCACCCACAAACTTTTGGGCAGTCCAATGGTGGCTATTCCAACCCAACACCAATCTGCGCTACCTGATAGACGTTGAACGAACCAAGTTGACTGCTGAGGAGCTACTTGGTTTTGATACGTCCAGCCGACAGTACGGCGGCATAATGGAGGTTTGGCAGAACAGGTCGTTCGAGATGGGCTACCCGATCTCCCATTGGGTAGTTGAGGTCAACGCCGCCCAACGCTTCCTGTTGGCTCACGATTTCGTTCGCAAGTGGCAAGCCCTTCACGGTGTCATGGTTGTTCCTCATACGACCTCCCGCAACAAACTAGACGAAAACCTAGGTGTCGAAGCACTACTGCCACCCCTGTGGAGAGCAGGGCAGGTTCGCTTGCCGACGATGAGAGAAAACTGGAAGACGCTTGCCTTCATTGAGGAAATGTCCAGTTGGACTCGCAACAAAAAGAACGGAACCGACCTCGTAATGGCACACTGGTTCGCAGAACTCCACATGCCTCAACTCGGTCCGGTGAAGCGTCCACCACGCATGTGGCGCCCAACCTGGATATGATTTGCTATCGTATTGGAGACTGTGCGCTCACTAGACGAAATCGTTGAACTCTACCACCAGCGCCGACTCGCGGCTGGACCCGTACATGAGCAGATGCGTCGCGTACGCGACCTCGCAAACGGCGACGTCGTAGTACCACTCAACGAACTAGACCGCAACGCCAAAACCAATGTCGCCAACCTGCTCGTGCAGGGCTTGGATCAGATGTCGATGCGTGTATCGTCCACGATGCCATCACCGTTCTTCCCTCCAGTGAAGGAAGGTTCGGAGAACGCCAAGAAGTATGCGCGTATGCGCAAGAAAGCATTGCTGTCGTTTTGGGATGAGAACAAGATGCAGATGAAACTGCGTCGCCGCGCACGTCACCTCCTCGCATACTCATCTTCCCCAGTCTTCATCAAACCAGACTTTGCCACCCTTACCCCAAAATGGGTTGTACGCAACCCGTTGGACACGTTTGCTGCCCCAATGGAAGACGATGACGTTGTACCAGAAAACTGCATCTTCACTTCACGCGTCACCGCATCATGGCTTCTCAAAAACTATGGGCCACTCGTCTCAGACCAGTTACGTTTCGGTCGCGTTGACTCCGACTCCCGCTACACACTCCTCGAATACGTATGCGGAGACTCCATGCAACTCATCGTCTTGGGTGCCGAAGACAACCCCGAGCTGTCACAGTCTGAGCGTGCAGGTTTGGAAGCAATCCTTCTTGAAGCAATCCCGAATCGCACCGGTATGCCACTCGCAGTCGTACCACAACGCATCACTCTCGATAAACCACGCGGCCAATTTGACGGCGTACTCGGCATGTACTACACGCGTGCCCGCCTCCAAGCATTGACCGAGATTGCTATTGAGCGCGGCATCTTCCCTGAAGAATATTTGGTTGCACGCCCAGGAGAAAACCCTGAGATCATGCAACTTGCCGACGGCAAAGCCGGCATCTTGGGTGTTGTCAAAGGTGGCGACATCCAGCAGTTGCAACTAAATCCTGGTTACAAAACCGACACAGCCCTCGACCGTTTGGAACGCCAAGAACGTCTTGAAGGCGCGATACCCGCAGAGTTCGGTGGCGAGTCCGCAACCAACATCCGAACCGGACGCCGAGGCGAAACCGTTCTTTCTGCGACCGTGGATTACCGTGTACAAGAAGCACAAGAAACCTTCGCCAACTCGATACTCCACGAAGATAAAATTGCCATCGCATTAGAAAAAGCGTATTGGGGTGACCAACCAAAAACGTTCTTCATGTCTGGTCGTATGACACAAGGCCAAGAGTCGTACACGCCGAACAAAGTGTGGCAAACCGACTTCCACTATGTCGCATACTCGGCGGCGGGTTCCGACGTCAACAATCTCATCGTTGCCCTCGGACAACGTTTGGGTGTCGGTCTGATGTCAAAAGAATCTGCCCGCGAAGCCGACCCACTCATCTCCGATCCAGACTTTGAACATGATCGCATCATCGCAGAAGGCGTAGAGGACGCCTTGCTGTCATCCATCCAACAGCAGGCAGCCAACCCGCAAGGCCCATACCAGCCAGACGACCTCGCCTACCTCACCCGTCTCGTCGTAGAACAAGATGTGCCCTTATTTGAAGCCGTATCCAAAACCGATGAGCGTGCCCGCCAACGCCAAGCACAAGCCATGCCACAAGGCTCACCAGAAACCATGCCAGGACTAGCAATGCCAGGTATGGGCGCTGAAGCACCAATGCAAGCACCAGCAGGCCCGCCACCAATCGAGGCGCTACTCGCACAGTTGGGGGGATAAATGGTTCAGCCACAGTTCAAAGGACAAACCTACGGTGAAGCCACCGCACAGGAACGTCGCGTTCGTGCCGTACCAACAGGTGCAGCACCCACCCAGCAACGCGCACAACAGCAAGCACAACAGGCACCATTGACTCCGTTGACGGCATCAACAGGTCGCCCAATGGAACCAATCACAGCCGGTGCGCCGTTCGGTGAAGGTCCAGGACCAGAAGCTCTACCGTTTCCTGTCGCACCAGCAATCGGGGATCGCGTCGACCTTGCGATGCGTGTGCGGGCAATCGCCGCCCAGTTCCCGAACGCTGCCCTCTTAGGGTTGCTAGCGGAACTGGAAGCATAAATGGCGAATCCGTCAGACACGTTTTGGCAATCAGTTGCAGATGCGGCCAACACCGAAGAAGTGCGCATGGACCAATACGGCAAACAGTATGGAGAACAGTACGCATACCGTTTAGGTAACGCATACGCCCAATATCCGTGGGTCAACCCGCAGATCACTGCATCGCTCGTGTTGACCGACAACGACGATTTGATGCCACAAGTTGCCGAATATGCCGCTGCACGCATGGCACAAACAGGTGTCACCCCACGTGACATCGCCCAAAAAGATTCGGTCGGTCGTGGCGTACAGGAACGTTTGTTGAAAGAGGCGATGAAAGCCGACCCCAACGGAGACTTTTTGTTGAACGAAATGTTGATGTCGGTTCGTTCCGCGGAGGAGATGTGAGTTTCTGGGATATTGATTGGGCGAAACGCGGATACAAATGGCTTGATAACGCGTTGTCGTCGGTCGTGCCAGACCAGATTGAGAAACCGTTGGTCAAATACGGTTCAGTCCAGGGCATCAAAGATTATGCGCTGAAGCCAACGATTCGTTCAGCGACAACCGTTGCGTTTGATGCAGCGAACCTTTTTGAGTACATCATGGCTGACAACTACGAGTCGGTGTTCAAACGCAAAGAATATTTGGAACGCGTCAAACGAGAAGGAACATTCGGTTACGCAACCAACCTGAAAGACCAACTCATTCTCGGGCAAGGAACAAGCGATGTCGGCACCGGCTATCTGCCTGGTGGTGAGGCGTTGCGTCGTTCGCAAGAAAGCATTTTGTCCGACCGACCCAAAGTTGGCGAACTGCCATTCACGCTAGGTCGAGCAGCCGCATATCCGCCAGTAGCCCTCGGCTTGTACTCGCAAGATTCCATCCTCTACAAGATGACCTCTGGCGCAGTAGACATCGTAAAAGCAGTCAAGAACCCCGTTGATCCGTTCAACTGGATTGGCAAAATCCGTCCAGCAGGTATCGGAGCAGAATCCGTTTCCGCTACCGCCAACACCAAAATCATTGCCAAACAAGACTTTGCCAATTCGTTCAACCAGTTGGAAGACGAAATCCTCAACCTGCGCGAAGAACTTGCCATCGCCCCACGACAGTTGACCCCCGACGAAACAGCCAAGTCTGCACTGTTCAACGATTTGACAAGCCGTGTCGTACCAACCCTGAGCCGTGAAGTCAACGACCCACTCCTCCCAGGCACCACCAAAACGGTGCAGTCTTACAACGCTGGCGACATCTACGAAGCATGGCGACCAGACGTTGACGACATGCTCAACAACGCCCCAATTCAAACCGGTGCAGTCGTAGATGTGGCACCTTCGATGGTGCAAAACAACTATCAGCGTTGGCGTGCATCGGCAGCAGGAACCGAATGGGCACAAACACTCATGGACGGTGTGCGTTCTGGTCGTCTGAACGCTGGCGAAGTATGGCGCACGGTACTCAACCGTGAAGGCCCACAAACAGCTGCCCGTCTCGTGCAAGAACTTGCCAACCCCAACACAACCATTGACGATGTATGGCGCATCGTAGATGAAGGCGTCGCATCCTTTGAACCTGGTTTCAACTTGCGTAACCTCGGACGCAACCGACTGGACTCAATCCGAATGGGTGATGGAAACGTCATCAAATACAAAGCCCAGCAACGTGGCAGTCGCGCCGTAGAAATCCTGCCAGAAGACACAAAGATTGGCTTGACTGATGTTCCTCAGTCTGCCCGCAACTTGGACAACTTGATGGGTTCATTCGGATTCAAACTCGAAGACCGCAACGACTGGCTATCCCGATTCTTCGTAGCAGCTTCAGGATCAAAAGACGAAATGTTCACTTTCTTGCGGGACTTTGAATACCAAGCCGTCGGCAGCCGTCTCCGTGAAATCACATTCCCTGGTACGAATCGCCAACTGTTGCCGGAAGATGCCATCCGTGAACTGACCTCGTGGACACAAAAGATGGCTGACGAAGTTCGCTTGTTTGCCACCGACGACATCGGAAACGGTGTTCCTTTGCCTTGGCTTGACGGTGACGGAATCGGTCCATTGCGTTTGTCGCAGTTGATGGGCGACGACTACTACGTGATGCCAAAACAAGTCGTTGAAGAAATCGTTCGATTGTCTGGATTGGCTGGCGCTTTCGTTCGTGGCGGCCAAGAAATCCCAGTGATTGGAAAAGGATTCAAAGGCTACGAGGCGTTGGCTGACGGTGTTCGCAACTACATGGGCGGATATTGGAAACCAGCCCGCGTAGCCAAACCAAGCCACCTTATTCGAGTCGTACCGGAAGAAGTCCTACGAGGTGCAGCATCAGGCATCTATGAACATCCGATGGAACAAATGTTGGCAATGCTTACCACCACTCTGCGTCGTGACGCCACAGGCAATGTCATCAAAGGCAAGATTCCCAACGTCATCAAAATGCACACCCAACTTGACGAACTAGACAATCTGTTGATTGAAGCCAAACAGTATCAAGCGCAAGCGACAACAGGCGCAAGTATCACCGCCAAACAACAAAAACTAGTTGACGAAATCCCAGAGATTCAACAGAAGATTACCAACCTGACCGCCAAAATCAACGCCTCACCACAAGCCATCCAAGACGTCCTCATCGGCCCTCGAAGCCGAGGCGCTATGGCTTCAGCCACCGGCGAATATGCACCCGTCTACCTGCGCATGGTACGCCGTGGCGTCATGCAACTCCCTGATCGCACCATCCAAAACCAGCGCGGCGGCTGGGTCAAAGGTGTCGTGCAAGAAGTTGTGGACATGGCATACAACGAGGACTATCGCCGTATTGCTGCCCAAAAACTCTTTGACGATGATTTGGTGACCATCAACGGACAAACCAAAAGCATTGCCGACCACATTGCGGCAGGCGAAAACCACCCGTACACCGGTCAACGACTTACGAACGATTTGGATGCGGTAAAACTTTGGTTGTTTGACGGCGAGGGACGCCGTTTCTTTGACCAATACTTTGACAACCTTGCGAACCTCAAGCCTGGGATGAAAGGTGGAGGCTACGACTCATACGCTGTTGCGTCCGAGCGTGTTGAAACCATTCTCAACAATGACATCCGTTGGGTTACTGGCATGGACCAAACACTTTTGGATGTCATCACCAAGGGCGAGTATCAGGGTGGTCGTGCCGTGTTCAAGGAAGTGACTGGGCGTGGTTCTGTGTCTCCAGATTTGGAAGCGTGGATTGCCAACAATTTCGTGAACTTGCCTCACGCACCACGAAAAGTGAAGTTCTTCCCTGTACGCGAACTGTCACAATACGAGTTCGCCCCACAAAAGGGCGTCGGTATTGCACGAGGATTGCAACGACTGTACGGTTTCTACTTCCAAGAAATGTACGGTCGGGTGTCGGACTTTGCGGCACGATCCCCAAGCTGGAAAGCAAACTACTGGAACCGCATGGAAGAACTCGTCCCACTGATGACGAAGTTTGATGCACGTGCAACATTGGATGCAGCCAAGAAAGCACGACTGACCGTAACCAGACTGGAACGCATTGAAACGGCGGCTCGTATGGCAAGAGGCGAAGGCACCTTGGAAGGAGCCAACATCCTTGCCGAACAGTTCGCTACACGAGCAACCAACGACCTGCTATTCAACGCCAACCGTCGCTCGGTGTTCGCAACCCAACACAAGATTCTGTTCCCGTTCTTTGAAGCGTTCCGAGAAGTAACAAGCACGTGGCTACGTCTCATGGCAATGAACCCTCGAATTGTTCGAAACACCGCACAATTCGTTGACGCCTCACAAAACGACGGCGCATTTACCACCGATCAGAATGGTCGCAAGGTATTTGAATTGCCAATGACCGGCAAAATTGCCTCCATGCTTATTGGCTCAGACCAAACAATCATCCGCAACTTCACCGTCGGTACGGATGCCGTGAACATTGCCTTGCAAATGCGCCCAGGTTTCGGACCAGTCGTACAGTACTTTGTCAACGACTTCGCACCAGCAACGCCAGATTACGACTGGTTGCGCAACTTTGCGTCACCATTCGGATATCAGTCATTCGTGCAAAGTTTTGCACCGTTCCCGTCCCAGTTGTCACAGTTGGCACAAATCATCTACGAAGTGCCAGGAGTAAAAGACACCGAGTTATTTACTGGTTTGGCAGACTCCCTCTTGGATGCAGAAAATGTTGACTACAAACAAAAGGCTGTTATTCGGGCGCACCAATTCCTGTTGAACAACTACCCAGAAAAGTATGTTGGCGAAGACGGATTCTCGCAAGCATTTGATGATGCAGAAGAAATAGCAAACAAAATAACGTTCTGGCGTGGCTTGACCTCTTTCGCTGGTCCAGGCGCAACCCTCACCGAATGGGTAACAAAAACCAAGTACGGCAACGTTGACGCAGCAATCGTCATGGACGACCTATACAAACGCCAAGAAGACAAACAGAAACTTGGATTGCCAAGTTCACAAGCGTTCGGTGAATGGTTGGACTTCTGGGGCGAAATCGTCTGGCCGTACACCGGCACTTTGACCCGTTCAAATATCGGTGGGCAGGTGGCTAGCACCGAGTTCAACAAGTGGACGGCAGAAAACGGGCAACTCGTAGAGCAGTATCCGCTAGTTGCCGGCTATCTGGGTCCGCGTACGGGTGACCGCACGTTTGAGGCTTGGCAACAGCAGTCCGAGGCTGGACGTCGAGAAATCAAAGATGTGAAAACCGCATCAGAGGAAGCCCAACAACGTCTTGGGAACTACCTTTACTACAGTTTCAAAGACAACTTTACCGAAGATCAGTTGAAGATGCCGCAAGTTCGTAACCTTTTGGCTGAAAAACTTCAAGCAATTACTACAGATTTGCCACTGTATTCACCCCCAGGTGAGCAACGTGAGAAGTCCAAAGACCGTCTCCGCCGTCAACTTTCCCAGTTGCGTGCCATTGTCGCCAACCCAGATTTGCAACAAAATGGGGTTGTGCGCACCTTGGCTTCATACTTTGATGCCCGCGACAAAGCCGTTGACGCGATGATCGCCTCCAATAAAACCGTGAACGTGGGCAACTGGGGAACTGTCAAACCCGCAAAAGCACTTCGTCTCTACCTGTCAGAGCAGTTGGCGCCATTCCTCATCCAACAGAACCCTTCCTTCAGGGACGTGTATGAGCAAGTGTTATCGTATGAGTTCATAGTTGATGAGGACTAATGGCATCTAAACCACGCAAAAATCTGTCGCCCGACGATCAGGCGAAGTATGACCAGTTGCCCCCGCAACTGAAACAAATCGTTGACCAGAACACCAACATGGCGTCCAAGTCGGCACAAATCCAACAGTTGTTTGCCCTCGTATCGCAGGGCGCTGGAACGAATACGCAAATCGGTGGCGGAAGCGCAGCACCAACATTCAACCCAAGCGCAACTCAAACTTATACCGACCGCTTCGAATCCGCTATCGGTCTTGAAGGTGGTCGTCGAGTTGACATAGCCTCCGGTGCAACCATCCCAGGTACCACAACCAGAATCGGAACCGTAGTCACCCCATACGGCGCATCACCAGGTTTCGCACCACGATACTTTGAACGCGACGCAGACCTTATTGCTCGGTTTAGCCGTGACCAAATTGCAGACATCCAAGCCAAACTCAACAAGTCGGGTCTACTTGGAAGCAAATACCGTATCGGTGTCATTGACGACGCCACACGCAAAGCCTGGGTCGAACTGCTCGGTGAAGCCAACCGATCCAACGTAGACTGGAACACCGCCCTCAGCACCGCCACAGCTTCACCCATTGGCGGTGGAACTGGCGCATTGCCACCAAGAGTGTCCAACCCTGAAGACATCAAGAAGATTGTTCAACAGGTGTCCTCGAAGATTCTTGGGCGTAGCGCAGACCAAAACGTTGTTGACCAAATCGTTCGACAGTTCCAAGCATCCCAAGTCCAATCACAAACTGGTTTGCCGATGTCTGGTGGTCGCCGTGTTGAGCCGATGGATTTGCAGAACCTTGCCGAACAGAAGATTCGTCGTGCTGCTGGCCCAGAAGCCAATGCTTTCCGTTTCGCACAATTTGCTGAACGTGTATTCGGTGCTGCTGGTAGTGGCACTGGTGTCCCCGAAACGAGTATGCCGTGAACTTAGACCAAGCAACGATTGACCAAATCAAGAAACTGTTCCCAAACTTCAGGTTCCTATTTGATGAGGATGCCGGTGATTTCGGTGCAGACCTTCTTGATTTGCTGGTTCGCGCAACCCTTGACCCGAACTTCACCACGGATCGTTTTGACCAAGAGTTCGCTCAAACCCGTTACTCCAACGAAACCACAGATGCAGCCAAACTCTTTGACAAACAAACCAAAGCCGAACGGGATGCCGATGTAGAGAAATATTTGGCAGAAATTACTGAGGCGTATGCTGACGCATTTGACAACGCCCAAACTGCACGTACTGTTGCTGAGCGAGCGGCACGTTTCGGACTGACTGGCACACGTCTAAAGAACTTTGTGTACGCAGAATCCATGAAGAATGTTCCCGCTGGAACCAAAGCGCCAGCGTTGGAATCAACACAGGCAGATGCGTTGCGCAACACCGTACGCGAATACGGATACATGGCAACCGATGACGAAATCGCCTCAGTGCTTACGGGCGCCCCTGACCGCAAAGGCATGGTGCTGAATCAGAACGCCCTTGTTGAGCGAGCAAAAAACTCAGCCAAAGCCCTCTATCCGCATTTGGCTCAACAACTTGATTCAGGTTTGTCATTGGATGATTTGTTCAAGAACTATCGCCAATACGCCTCAGCAATTTTGGAAGTAGAACCGAACAGCATCGACTTTGTGCAAGACCCGAAATGGTCACGTGCGTTCGGCACCGCCGACAAAGGGCCGATGTCGTTGGCTGACTGGGAACGCGAACTGAAGACGAACAAGGACTACGGATGGCGTTTCACCAATCAGGCAAATCAACAGGTGTCTAGCGTGGTTTCTACTCTTGAAAGGGCTTTCGGGTTAGTGCGATGAGCAACGTAGAAATTGGTCCTATTGAGCTGCCCGAGTTGCGTCGTCAACTTGATGAGGCGTTTGCTAACCAGACCCCAGAGCAGATTGCGGCTTTGCGTGAAGCGCTGGGCGTAGCCCCACAGCCACCCGCAGCATCAACCACCCCAGGGCAAACCGAAGCGGATCGTATCGCCCAGCAGCAGTTGGAAGAACAGCAACGCCAATTCAACGCACTCCAGCAAGCATCCCAAGCGGCAGCGCAACGGGTACGCACCGACGCTTTCAGTCGACTCCGAACCCTTCTCAGCCGAGTCGGACTGTCCGAACTGGAAGGCGCAGTAGAGGGCGTCATCACCGGTGGTGCAGTAGACCTCAACGATTCCAACGCCATTCTGTTCGCCATACGTGAACAGCCCGCATACCAGCGCCGTTTTGCTGGCAACGCAGCCAGAGCCAAAAAAGGTTTGCCAGAACTTGACCCCGCAACCTATGTCGGGTTGGAAGAACAGTACCGCCAACTCATGCAATCCAACGGTCTACCCACAGGCTTCTACGACCAAAACGACGACTTCCGACGACTCATTGAGGGCGACGTTTCACCCCAAGAACTACAGGATCGCATCCAACAGGGTTACCGTCGGGTACAGGATGCTGACCCAGAGGTTCGCCGTCAGATGCGAGAACTGTACGGGGTAGACGATAACGGTCTTACCGCCTATTTCCTTGACCCAGAACGCGCAGCGCCTCTGCTCACCCGTCAGGCTCGTGCAGCAGAAATTGCGGCCCGAGGCCGTGAACAGGGACGTATGCAACTAACCGCCCTGCAAGCCGAAGAACTTGCCGCACGTGGTATCACCGCCGAGGAAGCCCAAGCCCGTTTCACGCAACAAGGTCTACTCTCAGGTTTGTACAGCGAAATGACCGGCGAAGAAGCCCTCACCCAAGAACAACAACTTGGCGCCACATTCGGCTACGACGTAGCAGCACAGCAAGCATTGGAACGCCGTCGCGCTCAACGCGTCGGAGAGTTCGCTGGCGGCGGATCATTCGCACGCACCACAGGAGCCACCTCCCGCACCGTTGAAACCGGTGCAGGCATGGCCCAATAGCACCCCCTTGACAAAAGTAGTCATACTGCTACTCTGGTAGTTGTCATATCAGACACAGCCACCAGGAACCTCCAACCTGGTGTGGGTAAAGGAGTGAGCCAATGTCCAATGTCCACGAGTTCGAAGACGACAATGTTGACGAGGCACCGAAAGACCCCGTGCGGGCACGGATGCGTCTACTGGAAAAGGAATCCGCAGAGCTGAAGAAACAGATTGCGGAAGCCGAAGCAGTCAAACGCGAAATGGCTTTCATCAAAGCAGGAGTTCCAATGGATAATCCTGTTTCGAAGTATTTCGTAAAAGGCTACGACGGCGAAGTAACACCAGAGGCAATCCGGTTAGCAGCGGAGGAAGCGAATCTCATCGCGAAAGCAGCAGAGACGGCGCAAGCCAAATCTGAGGCTGATGCGTGGAGCCGTATTACGAAGGCTCAACGTGCCGGTGAGTCAAGTGATCCTGTGGTCGATTGGTCAACCAAAATCAACCAGGCTCGTAACGAGCAAGAGGTCATGCAGATTTTGGCTCAGGCAAGGCAAGAAGCAGAAAACATCTAGCCCACGGGCATAAACCTGTGGGAGAAAGAACCACAGGAAATGTCCAAGACACAACAGAGCAGCCTGCTCACAGACCAGGTTGCATTTGACAGGATTGCGTACTTCGCACTCCGCAGCGAACTTCTGTTCGACGCGGTTGCAGACGTGATGCCAGTCGCACAAGCAATGCCAGGATCATCGGTGAAGTTCACCATTTTCAATGACCTGAGCGAGAAGACCAGCACCTTGACTGAGGACACCGACGTGACCCCAGTTGTCATGGGTGACAGCCAAGTTGAAGTGACGTTGGATGAGTACGGCAATGCCGTGAACACCACCGCCAAGTTGCGTGGCACGTCGTTCCTTGACGTGGATGCGGCAGCCGCAAACCTCGTTGGTTACAACGCCGGTATCAGCATCGACGGAGTTATCCGTGACGTGCTTTCGGCTGGCACCAACGTGATCTACGGCGGTGGCGGAACCACCACCCCAACTGCTCGCAACAACATTGCGGCAGCAGACATCATCGAGGCAAACGACGTTCGCAAGATTGTCGCCGCCCTCCGCAAGGCCAACGCCGTTTCGTTCAACGGCATGTACATGGGTTACATTCACCCAGACGTGTCCTACGACCTTCGCCGTGAAACCGGTGTCGCGTCGTGGCGTGACCCGCACGTGTACAGCGACCCAGCCGGCATCTACAACGGCGAAATCGGAGCCTTCGAAGGTGTGCGTTTCATTGAGACGCCACGTGCGAAGATTTTCGAGAACGCCTCCAACGGCTCAGGCTCGACGGGCACCATTGACGCGTACTGCACCCACATCTGTGGACGTCAGGCACTCGCCAAGGCCCACTCGATCGTGGATGGCAATGGCGCGTTCCCACGCGTTGTGCGCGGTCCAGTGGTCGACGTGCTCCAGCGCTTCCAGCCTGTCGGCTGGTACTGGCTCGGCGGTTACGCACGATTCCGCGAGGCTTCGTTGCGTCGCATTGAGTCGGCGTCGTCGCTTGGCGCGTAACTGAACTAACCAGTTCAGTCAACGATTGTGAGGGGTGGTTCGACGTTCCCCTGGTCGGCCACCCCTCCTTCGTTTTTTCTGCTATCATTTTGCGCGAGGTAACTGATGTCGATTTCTAACTACGCAGAGAACAAACTGCTCGATACCCTTCGCGCTCAATCGTTCTCGGTGAGCAACGTCTACGTGAAGCTGCACACCGGTGACCCTGGCGAAGCGGGCACGAGCAACGCAGCCACAGAGACAACCCGTGAGGAAGTCACGTTCTCTGCCGCATCGTCTGGTTCGATGGCGTCGTCTGCGACCGTTGAGTGGACGAACGTTTCCACCACGGAAACCTATTCGCATTTTTCGCTGTGGGATAACTCCACTGCCGGTAACTGTTTGTGGACTGGCGCGTTGTCGTCGTCTGCTGCGGTGACTGCTGGTGACACTTTTCAGATCACTTCGCTGACGCTGACATTGGATTGAGGTGAGGTAGCCAGATGGCTACTGGAGTCACCGATTTCAGTTTCGGGTTCACCGACTCTCCTGGGTTTCGAGAGTTTGAGGAAGTACCGAATTACACGTACCGCAAGGTCGTCTATTTCGCTTCTCCTTATAAGACGACGCAAGGTTTCTATCGCGGTCTAGTCGTTGTTGACCGTACTGCTTCAGCAGCAGGTACAGGGTCGTCAACTGCGCAACGTCTAGTTCTATCGCTGCGTACTGCGACAGGTTCAGGGTCAGGTGCATCATCGACTACTACGGTGCTGGTTGCTAAGCGCACGGCACTCGCCGCTGGTACGGGTACGCAGACTGCTGAGGGTGAGCGTGTCGTCCTACGGTCGGCTACTGCGAGTGGTCAAGGAACTACGGATGGTGGTGCTGTCGGGTTGCATATCGCGCCACGTACGGCTACAGGCGCAGGCACAGGGGCTTCTAGCGCACAACGCAACGTGGTTCGTGCGTATACGGCATTGGGGGCTGGTACAGGCACCCAGACCGCTACAGGGCTTCGTATCGTGCCACGCACCGCCACAGCCGCAGGCACAGGCACCCAGACGGCTGCAGGTGCGGTTACCCGCGCACGTATGGGCACCGCTTCGGGGACAGGTGCATCGAGCGTCAGCCAACTGCATATCGCACCCCGCACCGCTACAGGCATCGGTGCAGGCGATTCGCTGGTCGCCAAACTCATTACCCGTTTCCGTACCGCCTCAGCATCAGGTACGGGTGGCAGGGAGATTGTGTCGGCTCGTGTCGCTCAACGCACCGCCTCAGCTTCGGGCACCAGCAGCCAATCCACCACCACAGTCAAACTGTTGCTGTTCCGCCCACCTGCAACCACCGAGATTGCGCCAGCGGATCGAGATGACATGTCGATTGCTGGCCGCCTGTTCCGTTACGCCGAACCCACCTATGCCGGTAGCAACGTCTACAAATTGACTGATGGTTCTTATACGACGGTGGAGCAGAGGGACTATTCGTTGATTGCCAAGATTTATTACGGCGGTTCCCAGAACTTTGTGACCGCCGAGGAGAAAGCCGACCTGATTGCGGCAGGCTATGGTGATTACGTCTCGTGAGCATCTTTAGACCACCAACCGACGACTTCCTAGTGTTGGGTATCCCACCCAAGGAGTTTGATTCCCAAGAGGTGCGACTGGCGTATTCGCTGTTCCGCCACTTTGATGCCGAACCTCGCGGTAGGAATGTGTTCCTACTCACTAACGGCACTTACACGGAGAACGAACCGAATGAGATTGCGACGATTGCCAAGGTGTATTGGGGTGGGACAGATAACGAAGTGTCGGCTGATGAGGTTGCTAGTCTTACTGCGGCAGGTTACGGCGCATACATTTCGTAGGGGAAAATGAAACACGCAGAAACACATCCAACGCTCGATGTTGAAGGCTGTTTCGCTTGTCGTATCAGCCATGTGCGCATGTCCGGTGTTGCGATGCCGACACGCCACAACGTCCAACATTTGAACAGCAAAGAGAAACAGCTTGACAAAGACTTGGATGCCTACAAGCGGATACGTCGCACCGGTGGGCAGCCGATGAAGATTGACGGATCAGCGAAACTAGAGAAGACAGCCGACTGATGCGGCTGACAATCTACATTCCCACATTCCAGCGCCTCGAACTTGCCGCCTGTCTTGAATCCATTTTGCCGCAGTTGACCGACGACTGCCGGCTCATCGTTTCAGATAACGACCCCGAACAATCAGCCCGCCAATACTGCCAAGACGCACGCATTCTCTACAGCCACAACTATCTGAATGTTGGGGCAGACGGCAACTGTCTACGTTCACTTGCCTGCACTGATGACGAATACCTGTGGGTGTTCGGGGATGACGACATCATGTTGCCAAACGCAATAAACGCAACGTTGGCGATGATGCAAGGACAAGACCGAATCGTTCACGTGGGGGAACAGCACGGTGAAGTGCCGTTCGGTTTTGATGGAACTACAGCCGATTGGATGGACAGCGTTCAAGACAAATCTATGGTCGTGGCCTCCACGCTTTGCTCAATGAATGTGTGGCGCACAGCAATCCTTGACGCCGCGCAAGGCATCAGAGGACTAGACACGCGCAACGTCATGTGTTGGGCAGGCATCAACGCCCATACCACCACCGTCGCCAACCAGCCGTATGTTCGGGTAGGTCGTGGGCATCCATTCCCGTTCCCATATTTCACTCGCTCAATGAACATGTACCTAGCAGCGTTACGTCTACGTGTCGGGAATCAAATCCCATTCACAATGCAAGATGCAAACAACTGGAACTATACGAACGCATGACCGAAATCTTTCATTCGGGTGCGTGGTCGCCACTCCATTTTGATGTGTACACAGGTGGCACGTTTGACTTGTTCCATTTGGGTCACGTGAACTTGTTGCGCCAATGTCGAGAGATTGCCGGTACAGGCACGGTGACGGTGGGGTTGAATACGGATTCATTCGCAGAGTCATACAAACGGAAACCCATCTGCACGCTGGAGGAACGTTTCGCTGTCGTTGAAGCGTGCCGCTACGTGGATGAGGTTGTCATCAACTGGGGTGGGGCAGACTCTCGCATGATTGTTGATTCGGTGCGCCCAAACTATGTCGTCGTCGGTGACGATTGGCGTGACCGTGACTACAACACGCAGATGGGTTGGGATGAGGCATGGCTGCGAGATAGGGACATCGGAATCCTGTTCGTGCCGTACACCAAAGAAGTTTCTTCTAGCGACATCATCAGTCGGATCAAATGAACTATCAGTCCTGGCTCGGCTACCCGCATCCACGCTACGGCTACGGTGCGATGTTCAAAGGATTCATGGACCACGTGCCCGACGACGTGACGTTGCACGAACACGCCGACGTGATGGTGAACATGATGCAGCCATACCAAATCAAAACGTTCTACAAGAACCAGTGGCGAGCCTGTTTCACGATGTGGGAATCCACCCAACTCAACCAACGCCAATCTGACTGGTGCAACGTCTACGATCAAATCATCGTCCCCTGCGACCACAACGTCGAACTGTTCAGCCGATACCACAAGAACGTTCACAAGGTTCCGTTGGGTGTTGACTCAAAGATTTGGAAACCGAAGAAACGGGCCGCTAATCCCAGGTTCAGGTTTCATGCTGGCGGGTCACAGTGGCTGCGCAAAGGTTTGGACATCGTGCTGGAGGCGTTCATCATCGCTGACCTTGACGCCGAACTGCATCTGAAACCGAACCCTGAAGCCTTCGGGGTGCCCGACTTGAAACTGCGAGACAACGTGTTCATGCACCGACAATGGTTCACCGAACAGGAAACCATTGACTATTTTCATCAGGCTGACTGTTTCATTGCCGTCACCAGAGGGGAGGGTTTTGGGTTGATGCCGTTGCAGGCGATGGCGTGCGGGATACCTACAATCTTGAACGATTCGTCTGGGCAGAAAGAGTTCGCCCATCTAGCCCCATTCGTCTTGGGCCATAAACCTGCCCCATCTATTTACGGTGGGGATTGGGATGTGTCGGACCCGAAGGAACTAGCGGAGGCCATGCGGGAGATGTACGCCAACCACGACACCTATCTGGCGTGGGCGAAAGCCCAACTGCCCGAGGTTCGCAAATGGTCCTGGACATCGGCTGCCCGCCAGCTCGCGGACACGTTGCCGGCAGGCAAACTGCTGTCGAGCGTTGAACCAGAAACCGCTACCCTCTGGCATCACGTCACCTTGAAACGCACCTTGCAATGCGACATCGCCGGCAAGACATACAGGTTTGTGAGAGGGGAGCCGTTGCGGGTACCTGAAGGGGTGCTTGACGTGCTGCTTGCATCAGGTTATGTTGATGCATATACAGTGGAGGTACGATGAAAAAGAAAAAACAGTTCTGGGACAAGAAGAACCCAAACAAGAAATCTAAGCCGTTGAGTCCGAAGCAGAAGTCTGCTGCGAAGCGACGTGCCGCTGATGCGGGTCGCCCGTATCCGAATCTTGTTGATAACGCGTGGGCGAAACGTAATGGCTAAGACTCCGGCGTGGCAACGCAAAGAAGGTAAAGACCCGAAGGGCGGTTTGAACGCTAAGGGTCGTGCGTCTGCTAAACGTCAGGGTATGAATCTGAAGCCGCCTGTGTCGGCTGCTCAAGCGAAACGGTCACCGAAAGCTGCTGCTCGACGCCGATCCTTTTGTGCCCGCATGGGTGGGATGCCTGGTCCGATGAAAGACAGCAAGGGTCGTCCGACGCGTAAGGCTTTGGCTTTACGTAAGTGGGACTGCTAAGTGGTAAGGTGTTAGCCAACTACTAGACAGGAGTTTTATGCCGAAAGTTGGAAAGAAAGAGTTCTCATACACCGCAAAGGGTATGGCTATGGCGAAGGCTGAAGCGAAGAAGACTGGCAAGAAAATGAAGTCAGGCAAGAAGAAAAAGTAATGCCACTTCCAAAGAACAAGAAGTCTTCCGTGAAAGGTGCTCCCGCTAAGGAGTATCGTCCTGCCCCGAAACGCAAGAAGGGTAAGCGCACGATGAAGTCTTCTGCGAAAGCACAAGCAGGTTCGTTCCCAGGGTACGGAGGGTACGTCTACTAAATGACTACGGTTGCGACGGTCCTGAACAGGGCTTCGCGGCAGATGTTGGCAGGGGTCGTTGAAGAACGCAACAAGTTGGCTGCAAGTCTCACGAGTGGTGACACGAGTGTTGTCACTTCTTACGATGTTGGCGGCCTTCGTACTGGTTCTGTATTCGAGGTCGGATCAGAACTTTTCTATGTTTGGGATGCGAACCCTGCGACGAAAACACTTACGGTCGAACGCGGTTATGCGGGCACGACTGCGACATCCCACGCTTCGGGAGCGATAGTAACGCTCAGCCCACGGTTCCCTCGGGCACAGATGTTGGATGCGTTGAACGCAGACCTCGATGATTTGTCTTCTACGGCGAACGGTTTGTTTCGTGTGGTGAGCGTCGATTTGACGTACAACGGTTCGGATCGCCAAATCAACATTACTGGGTCGGGAACAATTTTGGAGTTGTTGGATGTCCGTCTGCGTTATTTGGCTGACGACCATCCCGTGTTGAGTTACGTGCGTTTGCAGACTGGTTTGCCGACCTCCGATTTTGCGTCAGGGAACACGCTCGTGTTTGATGAGCCGGTGATGGCTGGCACGGTACGTGTGCGCTACAAAGCTCCTTTTACTCGTGCCAGTTCAGAGTCGTCGGATTTGACGACTGATTGTTTCTTGCCTGCGACGTGTGATGACATCGTGGAGATGGGTGTTGTGATGCGTTTGATGGCTGGCCGTGAAATCAAACGGAACTTTACTGAGTCGCAGGGGGATACTCGTCGCCCTGATGAGGTGCAGGCTGGTGCGGTTGCGAACTCGATTGCGAACATTCAACGGTTGCGTCGTGAGCGTGTTATCGCTGAGGCTGGGCGTTTGAAGGCGCAGTACCCAATCAAGTTTAGGAAGTAGCCGATGGCTACGCTGACGCGTTTCAAAGACGCTTTCAAACCTGCGTCAAGTTTCTACACCGGTACGGGTGCGACACAGCTCGTTCCTGATGTGTTCCCTATTGCGATCAACGGTCGCCCGTACATGTTGGATATGAAGGCGAATGAGTTTAGTCGCCAGTTTGATGCGCGTGTTCGTGATTCGGTTGACCAGTCAACTGAACCTGGCGAGTCGGCGTTGAATCCGCAGGGTTTGTGGCGTCGTTCGCAGTCATCGTGGCATTACGGTGCAGGGCAACAGTATTCGGATACGGCTGACGCTGAGGCGTACAGGTTTTATTCAAGCAAGGGTGTGGACCCGTGGACGAAAGGTCGTCTGTCGTTGCTGAGCGACACGTCCAATGTGTACCCGACTTCCGGAACCAATCTGTACGCAGTGACTGCTGACGGTCGCCTCTATGGGACAGACGGACAAAGCGTCAAGTACACCAGCGATTTCGTGACGGTCACAACGGTGACAGGTACCAAAACATCAAACCTGTATTCGATTACGTCTGACGGCTACAACGTGTTCTACTCGTACGCCAACGGCGACATTGACCAGACGAACGCTGGCATCTCTACTTCTTCGGCGTACATTACCGGTATTGAGGCTGGAGTCCTGGCTTACGTCAGGGGGCGTCTGATGGTCGCTGGGCAGGGTACCGATAAGCGCAAGATTTGGAACATCACCACCGCGGCAGGTTCATCAGCCAACAACCCGACTGCGCTCTATACGCATCCGAACACGAACTGGACGTGGGTCGGTTTCGCTGCTGGACAAACCCACATCTATGCCGCGGGCTACGCAGGCAATACGAGCATTATCTACAAGACGCAAATCCAAGCCGATGGCACAGCACTTGCCATCCCAACCGCAGCCGCCGAACTACCCCTTGGAGAAATCGTCCAATCCATCTACGGCTACCTCGGCTACGTCATCATTGGTACGACCACAGGGTTTCGTTTCTGCTCGTCGGACACCGACGGCAACCTCACCGTCGGACCACTCGTACAAACAGGTGCAGCAGTCGGAGCGATGGCAGGCATCGGTCAATACGTCTACTTCTCATGGTCCAACTTTGACTCCACCTCCACAGGCATCGGACGCATGGACATCTCCGTGTTCATCTCCCCGAACCAACCGGCATACGCAACCGATCTGATGGCCACCGCACAAGGTACGGTGCAGTCAATCCACGAGTTTCAAAACAAGCCACTCTTCACCGTCTCAGGTGTCGGCGTGTTCACACCCCACGCCACGAACCTGGTCGCCTCGGGCTATCTACGATCAGGTATCTACCGTTGGGGTGTACCGGACGCCAAGTTCATCCCCAAACTTGACTTGCGTTGCTTGCCGTTGAAGGGTTCGGTCACCATGTCGGTGGCATCAGACGGCGGAGACTTCTTTGACTTTGCCACCCTGACTACGGCGAATGTGAAGGAGAAGACGTTTGACGGGTTGGAAGACAAGGTGTTCGAAGCCGAAATCAAAGTGACCCTCAACCGTGACGCCGTTACCAGCACCGGTCCAACCCTTACCCGTTGGATGGCTCGTGCCTATGCCGCCCCGCTACGATCCCAAATCTTTTCCGTCCCCCTCATCATGCACCACAAGCTGTCTATCAACGGACGGGAATACTGGCAGGATGTGGACCGTGAACTCGGCTATTTGCGTGACTTGGTGGAGAACCCTCGGGTGGTGACCTATCAGGAGAACGAGGAGACGTTTGCGGTGGTGGTGGAGAATGTGCAGATGCGGATAGCCCAGTTGGTGAACGCCCATCGGACGAACGATTTTGAGGGGACGGCTATTGTGGTTATGCGTAGTGTAAGATGATGAGCCGATGGCAGCAGTAACTCGTAGACAGTACAAGGGCGCGGCGGCGCAGACGACGATCACGAACGCTTTGGCGTCTGGTGATACGTCGGCTACGTTGGCGGCGACGACTGGTTGGCCTTCAACGGCTGGTGTTCCGTTCTATGTTGTGATTAGTCCTGGGACTGCGAGCGAGGAGAAGTGCAGCGCCACGATCTCAGGCTCCGTGTTGACTTTGACTCGTGCGCAGGATGATACGACTGCTCAGAGTCATGCTTCTGGTGCGACGATTTATCCTGTGTTCTCAGCGGATGATGCTGATGAGGCGAACTTCCTTGCGTCGCGCTATACGACGAAGGGTGACCTTGTTGCGTTCAATGGGACTGATGTGGCTCGTCTTGGTGTTGGGACGAATGAGTATGTGTTGACGGCTGATTCGGCTGAG